AAAAATAGATCATTTTTCCTCCTGGGAATGATAATATCAAAAATAGGTTGGTTGCACAACCTTACAGTGGGCTTGTATCGAAAGAATGAGACTCATTAGACTGTCTTTCTTCTTGATATTCATATTATTATTTTAATATGAAAATTTTTTAAAAAAGAGGTTGTAACATGGGAATGTTAATGAAAGATAAGTTTAAATTTCTTATCAAATTGAATCACAAGGCTTTGTGTATACTAGGCTCAAGTGGTTCAGGAAAATCCGCAATAGTAAAAGAAATAGCAGATGATTTGGGGTGGAACTTCATAGATATTAGAATGATTGGAGAAGATCATGCAGAAGCTAATGGTTATCCATTCAGAACTCAAAAAGAGTTTGACAAAAGAAATATCGAAGTAATGAAAAAAGCAGTTCCAGAATGGGCTTATATGGCAAATCAAAAAGAATGTATCGTTTGTTTTGATGAGTTTAACAGAGCTCTTAAAGAAACAATGGATGGATTACTTCAAGTAATCCATGATCGAAGAATTGGTTATGAATTTAATTTTAATGATAATGTTCATTTTGTTTTAATCGGCAATTTAGGCGAAGAAGATGAATGTGATGTTAACATGTTTGACCGAGCAGTTCTTGGAAGATTGCATATAGAAAAACATAATTTATCATTATCTGAATGGAAAGAAAATTTTGCGATAAAGAAAGTGAATTCATATATTATTTCATTTTTAGATTCCAATCCAGATTTTTTCTATAAAATTAATGCAAATGATAAATATGCTTATGCATCGCCTAGAAGCTGGGATTCTTTATCTAGACTTCTAGGAAAAGACAATTCTAATATTGCAGATATGCTAGAAAAAATGGAAAATTTCGGAGTTGGAGAAATTGGAGGAACAGCTGCAGATTTTATGAATTATCTTCGTGAGATTGACAAATTCAATATTAATGATATATTAGATAATTTTGAAAAAATGAATTCAGCGATCAAAAATATGAATAGAGGAAAGCAAAATTCTTTATTAAAAGAATTAGAAAAAGTTAATATTGATAAACTTACAGAAATTCAATTTAAAAATTTAATCAAATTTTTAAAAATAGTTGATCCAGATGAATTAACAGCATATATCTCGTATGTTGTTGATACGTTAGTTTTGCTTGATGATAAATCAGAAAAATTAGAAGGTTTATCAGACAACTTAAATAAATTAAGAAAAACATTTGAATCTATTACTAATATGCTTATTCTTGATGAGATGCTACAGAAAAAGAGAAAAAGAATAATGAATAACTAGACAACTTAAACTGAGGCTATTAAATGAAATTAACAACTAAGCATATTGAAAGATTAAAGTCATTAATTTTACGTTCTGGATATTGCAATGAATTAGAGTGTGATTCTGCAAGTTGTCCATGGTATTGGTATAATGATAGTCCTATATGTATGTCAAATGAAGAAATATTAATGCTTTCAAAAAGAAGACTTAAACTTTATCTTTTAAACAAGGAATTTGAATGACACACAAATACAAAGTTGGAGATAAAGTTAAAATTCATTCTTTGGACTGGTTTGAAAGAAACTGCATATGTATAAATGATTCCGATTTTGTACATAAAAATTTTGGAGTTAAAGGGTTTTCTGCACACATTATACCTGATATGTGGAAAAAAATGGAACAGAGTGTAATCATTAGAAGTCTTATTCCTATGAACTATTCTTATACAATAGACCAATATTCATGGACATGGCAAGAATGGATGTTTGAAGATTCCAGACAAATCAAACTTAAGTTATTGAGAGATTTATTTTAATAATATATTAATGAAAAGGAGTAAAATATGAAGAAAAAGATTATTAAGTGTGTTGTTGCTTTATTGTTTGTTATTTTATTATTTTCTAATCAGACTTTTTTTAAAGAAAAAATGTTTGTAAAAGAAGGAAAAAATTTAGAAGAAATATATAAAATTGTAAAAGATTACAATGATGCTTATCAAATTCTAAATGAAACACAAACAGAGAATGTTCCCCTTGATTTATTTCTTTCACTTGTACAAACTGAAAGTAAAGGAAATAAACATGCCTTAAATACTAAAAATAGAAATGGAAGTTGGGATATTGGCTATTGCCAGTTGAATACAAATTCTTATAAAGATAAAACGGTTATAGAACTCATGAATCCAAAAACAAATATTCATTTAGGTATTTTGCATTTAAAAAAAGCATTGCAACAGGCACAAGGAAATCAAACTTTAGCACTTTTAATTTATAATGCTGGTTATGGTGCATTTTGTGCTGGAAATGTTTTTGCACCAACATATAAATATGCTAAAAATATTATTGAATTTAAAAATAAAATAAATTTAGTTTAGGAAATAACATGAAAAAAATTATCAAAATAGTTATTTTTTGTGTAGCAACTTTATTGTTCATTGTAATGATTCCATTTTTTGTAACGGTGTGCAATTCAGCTCTAGGTGCTCAATAATACATTTATATTTTTATTAAGGATAATGAGATGAGAAATTTATCAAATAAACAGCTTTGGTCTTTAACTCAAGATGAATGGGAAAATATAAGCGAAAACATTTTGACAAATCAAACACTTATTCAAAATGAATTGACTAATGCTGATTGTAGATTAGGATATTCTGGAAAGACTTTGGTCATTTGTTTTAGAGGAACAATATTAAAATGGAATAGCATATTAACAGATTTGCTTGTTTTCAAGGCATGCATGCCATTTGAAGGAGAAAAAATTAATCCTTTCATAAGAGTTCATTTTGGTTTTTTAAATCAATATATGTCAATAAGAAAAGAATTATTGGAATATTTAAATAACAATATAAAAAAATATGATGAAATTCTTATAATTGGACATTCTTTAGGAGCAGCATTAAGTACAATTTGCATATACGATTTAAAAAAATTGCAAAAATTTAATGTAGATATTGATGCAGTAATATTTGGTTCTCCTAGAGTTGGAAATTTTGATTTCACTTTAGATTTTGGAATAACAGTCAGAGATTCAATTACATCATATCAAGTTCAAAATGACATTGTTAATAAAGTGCCATTATTGTCTTGGAATTATTTTCATATAATTAATGAAATTAAACTCGGGAAATTGAGACCTTTGTGGCCATTTTCAATCAAAGCACATTTCACTTATGGTGATTATCTATGACAAAATTAGAATGTGCAAAGAGATACTTAAACTATTAAATCAATGAAAGAACTTATTATTTTGGGAAATGGAACTTCTAGATTAAATCATTTAGATTTCATAACAAAAAGCAATATACAAATTTGGGGTTGCAATTTAGCTTTTCGAGAAAATATAAATTTCAATCTAATTGGAAGTGTTCATAATTGGGTAGTTGAAGAAGCGATAAAATATAGAAAAGAACATAATTTGAATTTTGAAATATTGTATCCTAACATTATTCCAGAAATAAAAAAAGAATATAATTTATTTCAAAATTATCTGGGATATTCAACTGGAAATGAATTGATGAATGAAGCTATATTACGAGGATATGACACTTTATATTTGCTGGGATTTGATAGCTTAAATAATAGTAAAGAAGATATTTATACTAAAAATCTTGTTATAGTCAATTTTATTCATCAAATAGATGTATTAAAAAAGAAGTATAATTTGAAACAAACAAAATATCAAGATAATATTTTTATTTTGAAAAAATAAAATAATAAGTATTAAAAAGATTAAAAAATATTTTAATCTTGGAAGTTTGGTATAGACTTGAAGGATATGAAATGAAACTAGGCGTGAGTATAAATGCATTTGATGGTGTTGAATTATTATATCATAGTATAAATCAAATACGACAATATGTAGATTTTATTTCAGTTGTTTGGCAAGAAAAAGATTGGTATGGTACAAATAATATAAAATCTGAGGATTTAGATATTTTAATTAATTTAAAACAAAAAAACATCATCGATAATTTAAATCTATATAGACCAGAAAAATATGCTGTAAATTCAATTCAAGCAAAACAACTAGAAATAGAAAAAAGAAATATTGGAAAAAATATTTGCAAAGAATTTGGAATGAATTATTTCATGACTATGGATGTAGATGAATTTTATGTTTCAGAACAATTTGAAAAAGCAAAACAATATATAATTGATAACAATATAGATTATTCATACTGTTTTATTCAAAATTATTTTAAATCTCCTATTTACAAAGTGAAAGAAATTTCAAATTCTTGTGTATCATTTATTTCTAAATTAACAGACAGAAAACTTGGCACAAATAATCTATCAGCACTTCATATAGATCCAACACGTGGTTATATTATTGATCAATTGAATGATAAATTACACGTATTTGATAAAGATAATTTGCTTATGCATCATATGTCAACAGTTAGAACAGATTTAAAGTTAAAATATCAATGTAGTAGTATGGCAAATATTGATAGAACCAAAATAGATACAATAGTTGATAATGTTAAAAAAATAAATGATAATAATTTGCAAGTTGAATATTTAACAAAACATGAAACATTAAAATCAAATTTAGTAAAATGTGATAATCAATTTAACATTCCATTAGAATTATTTTAATAATATACTAATGAAAAAGGAGTTATTATGATATTATATATTTTAATCTTAAATTTAATCGGATTATTATTTTTTATTATTTTTGTTAGATACTTAATTAAAATTTTTGAATGGAAAAAACCAATTAAAGAATTTTTACAATTAATATACTATAGATACAACCCAAAAGAAGTATGTTCAAACATTTATTATTGGTTTTATAATTTTCCATATAGATTCAAAATGGCTAGATTATTTAAACATTTTTATAACTTTGATATATGTGAAGATATTCCAAATGTTTTATTTGCTATGTTTGAAGAATTCTATAATAGTGGTATAGATTCCATCGTTAATTGGTCATGGGATGATAATCACAAAAAAGCGAGACAAATAATGGAAAATGCTCACACATATATTCAAAATAGAAAAAAATGGAGAATGAAAGCTGATCACATATTAAGTAAATCAACAAGGGATATAATATTTGTGAAAGATGAAAATCCAATGTTAAAAAGAATAGAATTTACTCATATTGATGAAAAAAAAGATAAAAAGATATCAGAAATTTATGATAAGATTGAAGAAAGATTATCTAGGCTAGACGAAAAATATGCCATTGAAATCATTAAAATTAGAGATTATCTGTGGACCTGAAAGAAGCAGTTTATTTTTTAAAACAGGCAAAAAAATATCGTTCTGGCGGAGTATATTATTGCTATTATATTGGATGTGATAAATGTTTTTTTAAATTTAATGGAATGTGTGCAACTAAAACATTAAAAGAAAAATACAAATTTGTAATGCTTTTATTAGAAAAGAAAAATTGAGATTGTTAGGAGATACATAATGACAACACGCTATAAAATTTTACTGGGCACTATTTCAACATTTCAGTTATTGCTTATTTTTTTACAATTATTTGATATAGTTTATTTTTGTGAATGGTATTGGCTATTGTGGCCTGCATATTTAATTGCAATATCAGAATTAGCAACAGGAATATATTCAATAAGAAGAAAATTAAAACTTAAATTCAAATGTGGTTGGAAACAATTCAAATCAGACCTTTACCATCTGTGGTGGAAAGAATAGAACAGTAAAAAAAGTGAAAATTAATCATAACATTGCAAGATGAATATGATGATAATATTTATGGGAGGTATTAAATTATGATAGGTTTTTTGTCTATATTGTTAATAATTTTTATTGCATATCTTATGACAGTGTCATTCTGCATAACCATTTTAATTACAATAATAATTATAAGAAAAGTATTTAACTTTTTAATTGATCATAGGAGGTCATTTTATGAACTTAGAGAAATTTCTATCAAAGGAATATCCATATTATATCGAAAAATCAAAGAAGGTGTTGGTAGAGCACACACTACAATCAGATTTCAGATTCAAAGATTTAAATGAATTATCAGTATTTGAAACAGTTTTGGGCTGGAATAATTTAAGCGAAGCCAAAACAATAGCTAGAAACTACAACGGCACAGTCAAAATATTTGTAAAAAAAGTGTAAAAAATATATACATTAACAAAAAATAATATATAATTAAATTATAATTTTAATAAGAGGTATTTATGACAAAGAACCATTTTAAAGCTATTGCAAAGATTATTAAAGATTTAAGAATTTATGATTGCAATGAAATGATTGGAGATGATTTAGTGAGTAAACAGGATTTAACTTACGAAATATGTAAATATTTTAAAAATGAAAATGAGGCTTTCGATGAAGAAAGATTTGTAGATGCTTGCATTAAATAATAGGAGGAATTGCATAATGTTTAGTTTAAAAAGCTTTTTAAAGGAAAAACAAGAAAAGGAAATAACAATAGCTTTGAAAGAATTGAAAATCAAACAATTTCAAGAAAAATTAAAAGATAAAAATTATATGGACGCTGTGATCAATGAAGTTGCTGCATGGTTTATATAATTCTTTGAACTCATTGGTATATTATAGCTTTATTCTGGAGGCTTCAGAATTAACCAGGTTAAACCAATGAGTCTGATATATAGTTTATTAAAGAAGGCAAAAAAATGTTAAAAAGAGAAGATAAAGTATATTTTGAAATGAGCAATATTAGACCAAGTGATACTGGTTTATCTATGATTATATGGGTTAGTGTTGGCAAAAATGCAGGAAAGCAACTTAATCATTTTTTTAGAATAAAAGTTCAAAAAAACTATTCAGATAATTTTATGCCATCAGAATTATTTACAATCACTTATGATAAAAAAATAATTGGGGATATTGGAGAAATAAAGCAAAAAGATATAGAAAGAATATTTGAATTTATGGATTTAAATGAAAACACTTTAATTGATTTTTGGAATGGACTATTATCGGCTAAAGAATTATTAAATTTGTTAATACCAATCAAATAGGAGAAAAAAAATGATAAAAATTAATTTACAAAATATTAGAAATCAAATTATAAAAACATCAAAAGATGAAAACAAAGATTCTAAAACATTTACATTGACAGTGAATCGAGAAACTTTTGATGAAATTATGAAATGGGGAAATTCTATTGAACAAGTAACAGACATCAAAGTTAAAGCTACTTTAGTTAATAATGAATTCTATTTGAATCCAAATAGAATAAAATAGGAGGTTGAAATTGAAAAATATTAAAATTGGAACAGAAATATTATTTTTTCATCCAAAATACAATAAGTATGAAGATGGAATTATTAAAGAAATAATGAAAGATGAAAATGGAAAAGAAATATATTTGGTTGAATATATTTCAAATGCTATATTAGTTGATATAATAATAATTGATGAAAAATGCATAATCGTTAAAATTTAAACAAGGAATTTAAATGACACACAAATACAAAGTGGGTGATAAAGTTAAAATTCATTCTTTGGACTGGTTTGAAAACAATTGTACAAATGATGTGGAATATGGATATAGTCGGAAAAGATATTATCACAAAAATAGATATGGTGTTAACTTTTCTGAAACTTTCACATTTGACATGTGTAGTCGTACAAATCAAATAGTTACTATTAAAGAATTAGTGTTCAAAGACTGTTCTTATAATATAGAAGAAAGTGATTGGACATGGCAAGAATGGATGTTTGAAGATTCCAGACAAATCAAACTTAAACTTTTAAAAGAACTATTTTAATAATATATTAATGGGGAGTGTTAAAATGAAATTGAATAAGAAGACCATTTTTAATTGGTTGTTTATAATTATTATGCTTTCGACTTTGTTGTTCGCAATAAGTTTACTTATTGTTGAATTTGTGTTTAATTGGAATCATCCAAATTATACCAGAATGATGGTGTTTCAAAAATTCTGGAAATGGGACGCATCATTGTTAATCGGAGGATTTTTATTGATTATATTACAATATCTAGGAGGAGATGAATAATGAAAATATTTAATTTTAAATATGCTAAAAATGGAGTAGAACCTAGAAATGTTGATTTACTATGCACCAAAACACACCCAGAATATTTCGAAGGAATTGATTTGACAAAATTAACAGATGAAGAAAGAGCAACAGCAAAAACATTAACAGATAATTATTATGCAGCTTTGAAACCATTCATTGATAAAGCATACAGAAGATTCAATGTTTGTAATATTTCAGAATTTTCGCAGAAGGAGTTTTAAAATGAAATATACAATTATAAAAACATCAAAAAACCGAGTTAAAGTAGGAAAAGAAAATCATTATGAACATATGTTCATAATAAACACAGGAAATGAAATTAGATTTTACACTTTAACATTTCCACAAAGCAGATATTTTGAAGGAAAAAAAGAATTTAATAAAAACACAACAATAAAGGAATTTATAAGATTAAATGTTAAACAAGTGGATGAGGAATTAGATTCAATTGATAAAATTATATTTACTAATATAAAATCTATGATTGCTAAGGAGATAACATAATAATAAGAAAAATAATTGGTTTTATTTTAACTTTTATTGTAACAGGAACATTATCAGGATTGATTATATTTAGTGGCTTATGCATCATGCGGAATTTTCTTGATATTAAAAATAATGAAATAATGTTTTCATCATTAGCAACAATTTTAGTGTGCGGTTTGAGTAATGCAATAGTATATGGTTTATCAATAAAGGAGTGAAGAATGAACGGAAAATCAAAAGCAAATGGATTGCCATTTGGAATTAGAAGAAAAAAGCAAGGCCAGGACATGGCACCTAGAAGTCTCAGAAGGAAAGGTAAAATATTTTTGTCTGAATGCAGCGAAGAAGAGTTAAAAAAAGCAAAAATAGTTGAGGCATAATAAAACATAAACTTAACCATTTTGAATTAACCTGGTTAAACCTCGTTAAAGTGGTTTAATGCTAAATAATATATGTGAGATGCATATTTTTATGAAAATACAATTGGAGAAATATTATGACAAATAAAAATGACCCACTACATTTAACATTGGGCACAGACATCATATCTGGGCATAATAATAAAGTAAATCGATTTCAAGTGACATTGATAAAATTGCAAGAATGTTTTAATCATTTTACTGATTCTCTTATATCTGATGAAGAAAAAAAAGCAAAAGAAAATTTAGTTAAAGTATGCCAAGAAATAATAAATGAAGACATAAGAATAAAAACTAGAAAAAAGGGAAATGAAGATATAAATTATGCAACAAATTTTAACGATGATCCAGGAAATTATTAAAAATGAAAGCTAGATTAAAAAAATTATCAAAAGTGGAATTCAAGAAAATTTATTCAGAAATGCATAATTCTGGATGGCATAATTATGATGATTATCTTAAGCAATATAAAGAATTATTTAATAAAAATTTATTATTAAAATATGATGATACTGGTTATAATAATCACGCACCATATAGTCTTATAAATGGACGAATTACAAATTTTTACAGAGAAGAACTCATATTTGAAAGACAAATCAAATTAAGGCTATTGAATGAAAAAACAAATACTTAAAATACTAATAGAACAAAAAGGAAATTGGGCTTATCCAGAATATATAAGATGTATTAATGGTTGTCCATTTTCGAAATTACAAGATCGCATTCCATCTAATAACTATAAATTAGCAAAAAGAGAAATGAAACTAGAACTTCTCAAGGACTTGTGATGCAAATGGACAAGATAAATTTTTATGTTGAAAACAATATGATTAAAATAGACATCACTGGAGATTGGTTTAAATTTGTGCTTCCAGTAAAAGATAAAATTAAGCTTCGAAGGTATAAATGGAATAAAGACCGAAAAATATGGACAAAAGAACTTAATGATATTAGAATAAAAGAACAATTAAAAGAAGAATATAATTTTATAAAATCTAATTTCAAACCTGAATATATTAATTTTGGAAATTTGAAAGATTATATTATAAAATTAAATGAGAAACAAGAAAATTTTAAAAATACAACAATTGAAGAAACATCAACAAATATAGAATCTTTACCGAAAAAAATATTTAAAAAGTTACTTCCACATCAAATAGAAGGAATAAGAAGATTTAATTTACAGCACAATCAAATTTTATTGGGCTGGCAGATGGGTTTGGGCAAAAGTTTTGGAAGTTTGGCAATTGTAAAAAGTAAAAATAAAAATGGAATAATAATTGTTCCAAAAAGTTTAATTAGTCAATGGAGAGAAGAAATAATAAAATGGAATATATGTGATTCAGAAGAAATATATGATTGTGAATCTAATAGATTATTAAATTCAAATTATAAGTTTTATATTTTCAATTATGAAAAATTTAGATATTTAGAAAAAAATATTGATCATTTTACAATAATTGATAAAAAAAGTTATGAATGGTTAATAAACATTATTCCAGAAAATTTCATTGTTATATTTGATGAAACATATAAAATTAAAAATTATAAATCTAAATTATATAAAGCATTTGACAGATTTAGATTTAATTTTAATTGGTATGGAATAATATGTTTAACAGGAACACCATGTGAAAATTCATTATTTTATTTTTATACATTATTAAATTTTGTATCTAAAAATACAATCACTTGGAATGAAATGGAAACTCATTTCATATATCGACCGCCGTACAATCCTTATGAAATTAGATTTAAAAATTTAAAATATTTTAATGAACTTGCAAATAAAATTTTATATAGAATAACAAAAGATGAAGTCAAAAATTCTTTACCTCCAATATCTATACAATATAGGTTTGTTGAATCAACCAAACAAATAACTGAAATAAAAAATATATTGATAGAAAAATCTGATACTATTTTTGAAATTTATTCACTTTTAAAGTTATTAGATTCTTATTTAAAACCAAATGAAGAATTAAAATACTATGATATATTAAAAGAATATTTAGAAATAGAACAAAAAAATAAATTAGAAGAACTATATGATATACTTGAAGAAATAGGACAAGATAAAGTCATCATTTTTACACAATATAGCAAAACCAAAGATTGGTTAGTTGATAAGTTAAAAAAAGATTATAATGTTAAAGGAATTGAAGCGGCTACAAAAAATAAAGACGAAATTAAAAAAGAATTTTTAGACGGAGATTTACAAATAGTAATAAGCACAGACACTTGGAGTTACGGCATCTCATTAAATAACATAGATTTTCTCATAAATTTTGATATATTGCCAAATCCCGCCAAAATGGCTCAACGTGCTGAAAGAATTCATAGATTAGATTCTCAAAATGGAAAAACTGTAATCTCATTAGTTGGATCAGTTATAGAAAAAGATGTTTATGATATTATTTTAAATAAAACAAAAATTTCAGAAATTTCAGTTGAAGGAACAGAAGAAAAATATTTAATGAAAAAATTAGAGGAAAAATATGGACTCAAATGAGGAATTAGCATGAAAATATATTATTATGTTGATAATGATCATTATGGGTTAACTGAGTGTCCTTACAAATTTAAAATATATCAAATTTCCACGTTACAATATATTGATAATTTAAAAGAAATTGCAAAAGTAGGTTGTAATGCATGTGAACATTGTAAACATAATAAATCTAATGATTATAATCAAAATTTTATTGAATGCAATTATGAAAGACAAATCAAATTGAGGCTATTAAATGAAATTTAAAATTGGAGATAAAGTGAAAATAGTGAATTTGAACAACACTGGTTTAGAAGACCAGCAGGAATTTCTTTATGATATTTCGCACATAGAACATATCATAAGTAATGTACATTCGACTGATGAATTATATTACACGATATATATAAATAATTTGTCTTTTTATTTTAATGAATACAATTTGAAATTATGTGATTTTCAAATAAAATTGAGGTTATTGAATGACCAAAATTGAAATAGTAAAAGCGATAATTAATAATAATGGATTATGCTACAGCAATGATTTAGATGGGTTTATAATAACATGGAAGTGCAATGAGTGTATTTTTGAAAAGTTTAGTTCTAGTAATTGTTCAAGTTATAATGATGATCAAAAAATTGTCTATGCGAAGCAATATTTGAGGAAAATCAAACTTAAATTGTTGAGAGATTTATTTTAATAATATACAAATGAAGGAGTAAAAAATGGAAAAAGAAATAGAAGAAATAAAAGTTAATTTAACTCATGACTCAGATTTGACAAACATGATAGTTGAAAATTTAAATTATGTAGTAAGATGGATTCAACAAAAAGACAAACTAAAACCAATATTTAGAAAATTTCTAAATGAAAAAGCAATTGAATTTGCGAAAGGAGAAAGCAATGAACAATAAGAAAACAATTGAATATTACAATGCAATTGATGCTACAAGAAAATGCTCAGTTAAAGGTTGCATTGGAGAAGCAAAATGGAAGGTGTTTCATACAAAGTATTATTCATACAACAATACAACCTTAAGAGACAGAAATTGTTACATTCCACTTTTATGTGATTCACACAAACAAGAGGATGAAAAATTTGGAATAATCACAAATCAAAATTCTATTGGCGCATATTCAGAGTATGAAGCACTTGAAAAAAATATTAAAAAAATCAAATATACAATTCAAAAAGGAGTATTGTAATGGAAAAAAAAAATGATGTTAAAATTATTAACTTTATGGAACCCACAATGTTTTATAGACATGTTGCAATGAAATATGGTGTAAATGAATCTATTGTTTTGTATTATCTATATCGAGAAATAGAGTATGCAAAAATTAAAAATGAAGATTTTGATGGAACAAATTATTGGGTATTTGAATCAAATGATTATCTTAAAAAAGAATTTCCATTTTGGAATGATATTCAAATTATAGAAATAATTGATTCTCTAATTACAAAAAAAATTATAAGCATTAAAAATGATAACTGGTTTACTATCATTGAAGGAGTAAAATAATGAAAAATAAAGAAGAAGAAAAAATAAAAATTTATGAAATAATTTCAGAAATTATAGAAAAAAATGGTAAAATAGAAAAAGATGATTTTGGTAAACAGTATAATGCAAATACTCTTTTAGCAAATATGTATGGTTTAGAGGAAGCTATCATGTTAAATAATATTATTTATTGGATTAAAAAAAATAAAGATAAGAAAAGAAATTTTCATGATGGATATTATTGGACATACAATACAATTGATGCTTATGTTAAAACATTCACTTTTTGGTCATATACAACAATAAAAAGAATTCTAAATTCTTTAGTAAAACAAGGCGCAATTAAGAAAGGTAACTACAATACAAATAGATATAATCATACAAATTGGTATACTGTTATAGAAGGGTTCTTGTTATTAATATATGATCTTAGAAATGATGAAGAAGTACAAAATCAACCCATCGATGAGGCCAGAATCACCTCATCAGATGAGGCCAGAATCAACTCATCAATGAGGCCAGAACCATCCCACCATTATACAGATATAATACCATATATAATACCAGATATAATAGCTGAGAATCAAGAAATAGCTAAAGAAATTAAGAAAAAATATGAGGTATTTAATTGCAGCTAAAAATAATGCTTTACATTATCCGAATAATGTATTATAATATTTACTAAGAAAGGAGAAATCAAATGGAAAATTTAGACAAAATTGATATTATTAAAAAAACCTTTAAAGGGTTAATGCTTAGGCATTTACAAGATCTTAATCCAGAGGCAAAAGAAGATAATAATACTATTAGAAGTATATCTCAAAAACTTATAGAAAAAAACTATTCATGTTTTGATAACATTATTATTCCTCAACAATATGATTCAAGAATAGAAAGAATAATCAAAACTTTAATTCTTAATCAAGTGTTTTATAAGTTTCCACATATTGATACTTCAACTAATATTATAGAATTTCAAAAGCATATATTTGATATTCAAAATAAGAATTTAGATTTTAATAAATATATGTTATCACATTTAAGACTAATTCAATTTAATGAAGAAGAGTATCTAAGTGGAATTGCATTATTGAATGAAATTGAAGATGCAAGCACTATTATTTTAACTGATGAAAATAATCCAAGTTTCACAAATGATATAAACAAGTACGGTAAATATATTGTCAATCAAATTGAATCAATAATCAGAACTAGAATAATTAGAAACAAAAATACAATTATATGTATGTCTGATGAAAATTTAAAGAAATATGAAATATATAATATTACAAAAAATGAAAATTTCAAAACTATGAAAGATATTAAGTTCAAAGAAATTGTTGAAGTAACATCATCAAAAACTTATGAAGAAAAAATTAATACAATGTACTAAAAAAAAGGAGAAATAATGTACATATACAAGACAACTATTATACCCACAAATGAAATATACATTGGTCAATGTTCAAAGGATAGTAAAGACACATCAGATTATTTAGGTTCAGGAACAATTTTACAACACAAAATCAACAAATATGGCGTTGAGAATTGCAAGAAAGAAATATTATTAAATCACATTAAAGATCAAGAAGAATTAAATCTTTTTGAAATAATGTTTATCAAATTAAATAGAATCAAGTATGGTAGATACAAAGTCTTGAACATAGCAGATGGTGGAAGTTCTGTAATGTTAGGTAGAAAACAAACAGAAGAATCAAAAGAAAAAATTAGACAAGCGCATTTAGGTAAAAAACAATCTCCAGAAGCAATAGCAAAAAGAGTTGCAAAAAACACAGGTAAAAAACGTACTGAAGAATCAAAACAAAAAATGAGAAAACCAAGAACAGAAAAAGGAAAAGCAAATATGAAACTTGCTCAAAATAGACTTGAAGTAAAAGAAAAGAAAAGTAAACCATGTTCAGAACAAACAAGATTGAAAATGAGCATTGCAAGAAAAGGTGTACCAAAAACAGAACAACACAAGAAAAATATTAGTTTATCTCAAATAAGACAAAAACTTATAAACAGAAAATGTTCAGAACAAACAAAACAAAAAATTTGAAATTAGGAGATAAATTAAATGCAGCAATGTAACAATATCTACAACTTCAAAACAATGTACTAAAAAAAGGTGGAAAAGTATGTTAAATATTTTAAAAAATGCAAAATTATGGGATGACAAGGAACTAGAAAGAGAAGTATATAATCTATCTAAGGTTATACGACCAAAAGTTGGAGAACAATTAAAAGGAAACAATCTGCTAGGATTAGAATTGAATTCTGAAGTACTTGAGATGATAGATTATGTGATTGTCTATTTTGAAGAAAATAGGTATATACCTTCATTTCCAGAAATATATAAGAAATTCAATTCATTTAAGTTTCTTTCAACAAAATACGAAAGTAAAGTAGAATTCAAAAACTACTTTGAAGAAAAGAAAGCATTCTATTTAGATAGAATTCGTATTAGCAAATTACGAGAATGCCAAGAAGAAACATCAGCAAAGAAGCAATTAGAACTATTAGATGATGTGAGTAGAATTGTTTCAGAAAAGCTCAATTCAGTAATTGAATTAAAATGTGCGACTCAATTTAATTGGGAAAAAGATTTTAAAGAATCAAAAGTAGCAGAAGAAGGCCCGAAAACAAATATTACATCAATTGACACAATAACTGGTGGAATAACAGCAGGAAAATTAATGATAGTGGCTGCACCCCCAAAATGTTTAAAAACAATGTTTTTAATCAATATGTGTCATGAAGGCATAATAGAATATGAACCAGATAACAATACTCTATTCATTTCATTAGAAATATCAGAAAAGGAATTGATGCAGAAACTAATTATAAGACATTCTAAGAAGTTTAATTCAAAATTAGATATAAAAGTAGTAATTAAAAACAAATTAACAGAAGATGAAAAAAAAGAATTTTTAAGAGTAGCTGATGATTTTAAAAAGTCAAAGAAACATGATTTATTTATTTTGGATGGAACAAAGATTCAAACAGAGAGTCTGATCGCACTAAGACAACAAATATCAGATTTTATAGAAAAATATAATATTAAAACAATTATGATTGATTATATGCAGATGTTTAAGAATTTCAATTATAGAGGCTATACAAATAGATATGATCAACTCAATGATATTGTAAGTCTGTTTCATGTAATAGAAATTAAATATAATGTTAGAGTGATTCTTGCGTCACAAATAACAAGAGAAGGACAAAAGATGAATGATACTCAAAAAGGAAAAAATAAAAAAGCTGGATTTCAACCATATCATTTATCAGAAGTATCAAATCTTGAAAAATACGCATATTATATTATATTTCTAGATACAGACGAGGTTTTAAAGAAGTCAAATCAGTTTAGGTATCAATTATCTCGTCATAGAGACGGAGAGACCATTGAGGATCAGAAATGTGCGTATGTAGATTTTAAATATTTCTATATCTCAGAAAGCGGATTTACATCTTTAGAAGAACAATTTTCTATTCCACAAGACAAAACAAATCAACCAATAGCTGAAATTGACTTATTTGATTAAGAAAGGATAAGTAATGTACATATACAAGACTACAATAATTCCAACCAATGAGATTTACATTGGACAATCAATTCATAAACCTGAAGAAACAACAGATTATCTAGGTTCAGGTAAAATATTGAAAGCTAAAGTAAATTATTATGGCATAGAAAATTGCAAGAAAACAATTCTAATTGATGATTTAGATAACAAAGCAGATTTAGATTTCTTTGAAAAAGTTTTAATTGAGGCTAATAGAGAAGATTTTGGTGATTTAGTTATTAACATTGCAGATGGTGGAGGCGGAGGAGTTGGTACTTTTAAAATACACAAACAAGACTGTAAATGTTCATTTTGCAAAGCCAAACGTGGCGAACTAAAAGGAAAATCAATGTCAGAACAAACAAAACAAAAAATGAGAATTTCAGCAAATAATCCTGAAGTAAAAGAGAAAAAAAGACAAGCTCATTTAGGTCAAAAGTGTACTGAAGAAACAAAATTAAAAATTAAACAATCTAATTTAGGACAAAAACGTTCAGAACAAACAAAAGAGAAAAATAGGCTTTCACATTTAGGTAAACCAATTGATCATAAATTAACTTGTCAATGTTTTATATGCAAATCCAAGAGAGGTGAAATGAAAGGAAAAATAGTATCAGAACAAGCAAAAGAAAACATTAGACTTTCACATTTAAAAAATCCAAATTGTCAATGTTGCATGTGCAAATCTAAACGTGGAGAAAGGAAAGGTATTGTCTTATCAGAACAACATAAGAAAAATTTGAGAAAACCAAAATCAGAACAAGGAAAAGCAAATATGAAACTTGCTCAAAATCGTCCTGAAGTAAAAGAAAAAATTAGACAAACACGTTTAGGTAAACCGAGAGGAAATTATATTAAGAAGCTATAAACCTTTATATTTAAAGGTTTATAGCTCAAACCTTAAAACCTAAAAGTTTTAGTTAATAGCTCAAACCTTAAATTTTAATGTTAAGGTTAGTAAAGGTTAATTTTATATTTAGAGAAAGGAGAAAAATTATGGAAAAGAACGATTTAGTAAAAACAAAAGATTTAGCAAAAGTTTTCGATGTTTCGTATAAAACAGTGCTTGAATGGGTAAAAATACTTGGAATAGTTGTTAAAAATGGAAGACCAAAAACATATAATTCTGATGAAATAGAATTATTAAACAAGTTTCAAAAAACAAAACGTAAGTATGTAAAGAAAGGAAATTAAATAATGAATAAGTATTATGGATATATTTACAAGACTACAATAGTTCCAACTACTCAAATTTACATAGGACAAAAGAAAGGAACTATCGAAAAAACTAGAGACTATTTAGGTTCAGGTAAAATATTGCAAGCTAAAGTGAATCATTATGGACAAGAGAATTGTTTCAAAGAAATATTAAGCATTTGTAAAGACAAGCAAGATTTAAATGAAATGGAAATATTTTGGATAGAATACTTTAGAAGTATATTATCAGATAAAGTATTGAATATTACCAATGGTGGTGAAGGTTTTCATGGAAAGCATACTGAAGAATCAAAACAAAATATTAGACTCGCACATTTAGGCAAACCAAAATCACCACAAGCAAAATTAAATATGAAACTTGCTCAGAATCGACCTGAAGTGAAAGAAAAGAAAAGCAAAAATATTAGTATTGCAAAAAAAGGCAAACCATGTTCAGAACAAACAAGATTGAAAATGAGCATTGCACATTTAGGCAAACCAATGTCAGAACAAGCAAAAGAAAATAATAGACTTGCTCAAAATCGACCTGAAGTGAAAGAAAAGAAAAGCAAACCTAGATCAGAACAAATAAAACAAAATATGAGAAAACCTAAATCAGAACAAACAAAACAAAAAATGAGAAAACCTAAGTCAGAACAAGCAAAATTAAATATGAAACTTGCTCAGAATCGACCTGAAGTGAAAGAAAAGAAAAGCAAAAATATTAGTATTGCTCATTTAGGCAAACCATTATCAGAAGAACATAAAGCTAGCATTAGTATTGCACTAAAAGGAAAATCCAAATCAGAAATGGGACACAAAGAAAATTGCAAATGTATGTGTTGCAAAGCCAAACGTGGTGAACCAATGTCAGAACAAGCAAAACAAAATATGAGCATTGCTCATTTGGGTAAACCGAGAGTAAAGTATATTAAAAAGTTTGAAAACAGTTGGTGGTGTAGTAAAGATCGTATAGATGATAGACAACTTAAATTGAGGTTATTGAATGAAATTTAAAATTGGAGATAAAGTAAAAATAAAACATGGAACATTCATTGGAACATCAAATCAAATAAGCTATAATAAAATTTATACAATTGTTGAGGAAAAAGAAGACCTTGTTTATAAAATAAATGTATCTGCTGATATAATATCAGTATATTATGATTGGGAATTGGAACGATACGATAGACAACTTAAATTGAGGCTATTAAATGAAATTAAATAAAATTGCATTTTTGAAAGACTTAATTAAATTAGATGGAGATTGTGTCAGAGTTGCTATTGGTGAATCTGGAAAACGTTGGGAATATCCGTGTATGAAATGTTCAAAAATAATTCCAAACTATTATAATTCAAAATGTAATGACATTGATATTTTATTAAATGCTAAGAAAGAATTAAGAAAAATTAAAATAAATTTAATAAACGAGCTTTAAAGTTTTAATAATATATCAATGAAAGGATAAATTAAATGTTTATTAATTTTATGATATAATGTTTTTAAGTATTTAATTGAAAAAGAAGAGGATTTTTTTAAATGGAGGAAGTATGATAGAATTTAGAGCGTGGGATAAGACAAATAAAAAGATGAAAAAAGTAGCTTCTATTGATTTTTATAATAAATTCGCTTTTTTAGAATGTCTTCCAAAATTTGATATAGATTTTTGTGAAGATTTTGATTTTGAGGATATTGAATTGTTACAGTATATAGGAATAAAAGATAAAAAAAATGAAAAATATTTTATTGGGGATATTGGTGAGTTTGAAAATGGTGATAGGTTTGTTTTGAGAATGGAAGATTGGATAGAAGTTTATATTGAATGGATTGGAGAACCTGAATGTGAAGATTTAAGTAGTACTAATGATTTATATAGAATTGAAGAAGCAACAATAATAGGAAATGCATACGAACAAACTAGTCTATTGAAACCGTATGAAAAATAACTATGCAAATATTAACTGGTATATCAATGAAAGGTAAATTAAATGGTTATAGAATTCATTTTTGGGGTTGTTATAATTATAATTTTGATGGGTGTTTATTTAGTCAATAAAAAAGTTGAACCAGAAATTTTATCATTACCAGAATCATCACTTAATAGAATTTGGAATACAAAAGAAGAAGATGAAGCTTGGAAAAATTTATAAATTTAATTAATAAACTATAAAGTTTATTTTAATAATATATTAATGAAAGGAGAAAAATATGAAAGGTTTTATAAAAGGTGGGATTGAAACTACTGTTCAAGAAGTTAGAATTCCAAAATATGCAGCGACAAAAGGAACGACAGACCGAGTGACATTTTTTAAAGCATCTACAGAAAAAATGATAACAAAAACTCATTATATTCCTGGAGTGGGTACAACATATTGCTGGGAAGGCTTATGTTGTAAAAGGTTTGGAGAACCAAAAATTAGAAATGTTTATCCAATAATCAAATATCCATCTACAAAAGATGGTGATTTAGTTTTGAAAGGCGATCCAGAAATATTAAGACTTGAGCTTTCTAATAAGAAAGACAAAAGTATCAAAACTAAAAATAAAATAGAAAAAGATAAAGGTTCAGATATATCTAAAGCTGATATGTTTATTGTAGGTGCTGATGATATTCAAAAAATTGAGAATTCTGAAGGTGGAAAAACTACTGATTATATTGATTTTACATTTGAAGGCCCAGTTGAAGGTCCGAGTTATATGAAAAATAAAGCTTGGTTGCAAATTATAAAAGATCAATGGGAATTTTATAAAGCAAATATCGAAAAAACATATGCTCGAACTATTGAGACAGATGAAGAATATTTGGAAATCATATCAGCAACAAAAGAAAATAATAACACCACATCTTTTCAATATTCTAATAATAAATCAGCCAAAGCCTTGCCTGAACAGACAGATATTGTAGAATCTACTATAATTGAAGGAACAGCAGATGAATTATTTGAGGAAGAAACAAAAACAAATCCAAAAACAGTCGGTGTTGTAGATCTCAAAAAAGATGAATTAGATAAATTGTTTGATGAATAATGGTTTCTGTTATTTTTAAAAGCCGGCATTTTTTGATTGTAAGCTGTTTTATATTTTACAATTCAAATTTATAATTTTATG